AGCAACAACGCTTCCAAATCCAGCGTGCCGTCGTACAGGCTTTCCATGCGCATCAGCCCGCGCAGCACGGGGCGCATGAGATACCCCTCGCCATCAGGCAAGCTTAAGAACTCAACGCCGTCGAAGCCGTTGCCGGAGACGGGCTGTCGGTCGCTTCCGTAGGCGCGTTGAAAAAACCCCCGAGGTTGTCCTTCAATACCTCCACGGAGATTTCCAGCATCCCGCGCAAGTCGATGTCCTCGAACTGCATGCGGTTCGCGCGCGCCGCCCAGATATCCGTCCACACCGACTGCCCGTTGCCGCCGGAGTTACGCTGCACCGTGCCGAGGCACTGATCCAGCACGAAGTCGCAGTCCTCCGTGCTCGCCTTAGCCAGCGCTTCCGCAAAGGGGACCAGCATGGCTCCCAGAGCGCCGATGTCACCTTGTCCGAGGCTCCCTTGCATCGCCTGCATCAGCGCTACGTGCCCCAGCAAGGGAGCCAGCTTGCGGGCGACGTGGAACTGGGAGCGGAGGTTCATCTTGCGGCAGCGGTAGGTGTAGTCACCCACACGGAACTCAGACATCGGTTATCCCTGTCCCAACACGCCAGTGACCGACCCGCAATCGAATATCCATTCCTGGATACCACCGTCTTTCGCGTAGTTGACGTTGGGCATACGCTGGAATGCCGCCTGCGTGCAGGTCCATATATCACCCCGCGCCGGGTCTGACACCACGATCGTATTCTGACCCCACACGGCGGATGACAACCGCTGCTGGTCATACATCGTCGCCAGCATGCCGTTGGTGGGCGAAGTCTTGAGGAAGCGCAAGGTCACCGTGCCTCCATTGCCGGCATGGAGTGAGTGCATGGCGCTGCCGTCTGCACCGATAGTCATGGTATTTTTGTTTTCTACCATTCCAATGGAAATGCCTTCCTCGGAGTTACCGCTGCCGTAGCCGAGATTGAAGGACCCTCCCGGGCCGACGATAGAGGCATTGCAGTCCATGAATGAATACGTCGGGATGACACGTACTCCTCTGTTGTAGGTTGCAGTATTTGTTGCTATAGTGTCCGTATGGACGTTATAGGCAGGCAGGAAGCGAAAACTCAGGGTTTACGCTTCTATTTCACGGGCAAGCCGTGCAAGCGCGGTCATGTCTCCAAACGATCAGTTAACAGTTGTCGTTGCATGCGCTGCGCGGCTGATGATCAGGAGACGTGGCGTCAGACAAACCCGGAACAGGCAAAGCAGCAGATGCAGGATTACATCGCGCGTGATCCAGAAGGCTGGCGTGCCCGCGCCAAGGCATGGCGCGAGAACAACCCGGAGCGCGCGAAGGAACGGGTTCGGGCATGGCATGCTGCTAATCCCGATTACGCCAAGCAATGGTCCAGGGATAATGCCGGGCGCGTCAACGCCACGGCACGCACTTGGTATCGCGCCAACACTGCACATCGCCGCGCATTAGACCGCGCATGGCGCAAAGCAAATCCTGAAGCGGCATTGGCGATCATCCACCGCTACCGCGCCCGCGCAGTAGCCGCTCCCGGCACGTTCACCAAGGATGACATAGAGGACCTGCTCGAACGGCAGCACTATCGCTGCGCCAATCCGCATTGCCGCGCCGATATCCTGCGGCGGTTCCACATCGATCATATCATTCCGCTCTCGCGGGAAGGCACGTCGAACTGGCCTGCGAACCTGCAACTGCTCTGCCACCCCTGCAATGCGGGCAAGGGTGATAAAACTATGGATGAGTGGCTCAAGGCGGGGTGACCGGGTGCTGTAGTATCTGCGACGCCTCCGCGCAGGCTTCCCGCACGGTGATGAAATTCCCATTCGTTAAGTAAATCAAACAGCGCGTGCCGCGCGCGAAGTGCCCGCCGTTCTCGGGTGTGCGCACCGACGTGACCTGATCGGGATTGATGTAAATGGGTGCGCCGCTGGGGCGATGTAATTCTACTAACGAAAACTGGGCCAAGGAAAGGGCGCCCGCAACCAAGGTCACGAGCGCCCGCATGGTAGTGGTTAGTAAGACTTATCCGCGACGGCCTTGGTCTTCATGCTGTTCCTCGTGCAGGGCCTTGGCGGTTTCCGGACCGACGATGCCATCGACGTGCAGTTTGTTATCGGTCTGGAACTGCTCCACCGCCGCCTTCGTCCTCGGCCCGAAGATGCCATCGACGGTCAGCGGCGGCTTCGCGCCGTTCTTGTTGAGCGCGACTTGCAGCACCTTCACGTTGTCGCCCTGCGAGCCTTCGGCCAGCGTATCCATCAGACGGGTGCCGGCGCGGGCGCGTTCGGATCGGTCGGCGGCTGCGGCTGCGGCGGCGTCCCTGTATCCGGTGGCAGCGTCGTCCCCGGAGGCAGCGGCACCGCGATGTGACCGAACCCCGGCACCCAGATAAACACGAACGACGGCGGATTGACCCCAGGCACTCCAGGCGGCGGCAGCACGATCGGGTGCGCGGGCTGCCCCGGCGGCTGCACCGCGATCGGCGGGATTACGATCGGATGGCTCGGCCTCGGATCGGTCGGACCCCAGATGCCTGGAGGCTGCCCACCGCCTCCACCACCCGGCGGCGGCAAGGGCAGGTAAATCGGCGGCGTCGGCATCGGTACCCCACCGCCACCCCAAATGCCCGGCGGTTGCGGATGCGGGCGATCAGGCGGGGTCCCAGGCCAGAACCCCGGCGGCGCGATCGGGTGGCCGTAGCCAGGATCGACCGGAGGACCAGGCTGGTAGATCGGCGGCGACGGCCACGGGCCGGGAGGCCCGCTGATCCCCGGCGGATTGTAGATCGGGTGCGCGGGGAATACCGGCACGCCTCCACCTGACCCGGGCGGCGGGATGATGGGTCCGCCTCCGAGTTCCGGCAGGTAGGCTTTGCCGACGATCACGACGTCGAGGATAGGCATGGTGTCTTGCTCCTTGTTAACGGTTGACGTTGACGATCACATCCGAGAAGTGCACCGCCCCCGCGAGCTTGATGGCGGCCTGGATTGTAGGCGCGATACGCTGATCCCGCGTCGCCTGCGGCTGCGAGGCCACAGGTGCAGCGTAGACATAGAAGCCGGTGGAGAGTTGCTGTCCAGTGACGATTTGACCAAGGTCCGGGCCGTTCCATTGCCCCGGCGCAATAGTGCCATTGACTACCCCTTGTGCGCAAGTGTCGGAAACGGACGTGACCAGCAGATGCACGCCTGCGTCCGTCTGCGGCACCTTGGAGGGCGAGAGGAACAGGACGTTGAACAGGTTCACCTGCACCTCGTTCGCCAGCCAGTCCAGGTCGGTACGCTCGTCGATGAAGAAGCCGTTGCTCATCACCGCTTCCTGGATGATCGGGATATTGTTGGCGTAGTAGACATAGACGTTGCAGTTCTTGCCGCGCAGCGTGGTGGACTGGCCCTCGGTGAGTTGTTCTCCCTGGATCGACGGCTCCTGCTTGAACTTGCCGGTGATCGCCGTCCCGAACCCCTGGTAATCGATGGTCGCGAAGCGTCCGAACAGCGAGCACACCGCGTGCTTGTTGGTGGACGAATACTGGCAGAAGGTGCGGGAATAACCCTTGGATTGCAGTTGCGCAGGCACGTCCGCCGTGGACGACGAGTCCATCGCCAGCGGGTCCTGCGTGGTCACGCAGTAGATGGAAACCGGAGACGCGGCCTCGATGAAGGAAGCGACGTTCAGTTGCATGGGCGCGGTGATGGTCGAACTGTCGGTGAAATATAGCGCATACCATTCCGGGTGCAGCCGCAGCGCCGCAGCACACTGAAGATAGTTCTCCGCGACCACGCCCTGCACGGGCGGCAGCCCGCCGCCGGAGCCGTCCAGGTGCAACAGGTTGCCCACGTTCTGGGTGCCGGCGATGGGCGAGGTGAAGGTCAGCGTGGAGCCGGCCCCCCGGCTGGCGCTCTCGATGTTGAACTGGTTGCCGGTGAAGAAGCAGCGGGCACCGGGCAGCGCGGCGTCGATGATGGCGGCGACGCCGTTCAGGTTGGTGACCCCGCTGAAGTTCATCGCGGCGGTGCCGTTCTTGACCAGCGCGCCGGTCGTGCTGGTCAGTTGCAGCAGCGCGGAGATATCCGTCCCGGAAGTCGGTGCCCCCGCGTAGGAGATGGTCTGCCCCGATCCCGTGGCCTGGGTGTTGATCTGGTAATTGCTCGCCGTCTGCGACCACAGGGCATCACAGCCGGAGGCAGACAGAGCGCTGTCGATAATCACGGCGGCGGCGGTCAGGCTGGCCACGTTGAAGAAGTTCATCGGCCCGATCTGCCGCGCGGTGCCGTTCACGGTCAGCGCGAACTGCCCGTTGGTGATCGCCTGCAGCTGCGTCAGCAGCGTGCTCTGCCCCGCCGTGGTGAAGCTGCCGCCGATCAGCAGCGCCGCCGATGCCTGCGCCTGCTGCACCACGCCATCGACGGTGATCTGCAAACCGCCGTTGCTCCACAGCTTGATGGTATTGAGGATATAAGCCTGCGTCGCGGCGTTGAGCGGAGCGCCATGCAGGATGGCCGACGTGCCGCCGGAAGCCATGCGCGCGATGTAGCAGAGGGAGGGGGTGGGCGACTGGCTGAAGAACGCTTGCGCTGCCGCGTACTCGGGCGCCGCCGTGCCGAAGTCGGCGGCGATGGCGGTCAGCGTGGTGTAGGGGCGCAGCCGTTCCTGCACGTCGATGACATCGCTGGGGCCGGCGATGCAGAGCACACCGAAGTTCTGCAAGGGCACGGCGATGGGAGACAGGTTCACCTGCACGTTGACAATATCGGCAATCGACAGGCCGGGCATGGCTGTCTCCTTGGATGGGTTGCGGGGTTAACCTAAGTAGGGAGAGACCAACAGCGCTAGATCGCGTATCCACAGCCGCCCCATGGCGGTCGGGTTCACGATCAGCGTCACGAAGTAGGTCACGCCTGCGGAAGCTAGCGGCGCGGTCAGGCCCAGGGTGATGACGAGGCCGTTGGGGTCTACACGGTTCGGCCAGAGATTGCCCGCCGGTTGCAGGTCGTCGGCGGTCATCGGCTCCTCGTCGGCGCGCGCGATCTGCACAGTGAGGTTGCCGATGCTGGGGATGTAGTCATCCACCGCGCCCAGGTCCAGCGAGGTGTCGATGAAGCGTCCGTCCGTCTCCCCGGCACGCAACGCGGGCAGCCAGACCGGCGGCGCGGGCTGCCCGCCCCAGGCGTTGGCTGCCGTGTAGCTCATACCAGTTCCTTCTTGCGCGCCTGCGGGAAGGCGAACAGTTCAGGCGTGAGGTCGATCACCGTCTGCCGCGCGGGCAAGACCACGCCACGCAACACGGGCGGAAGGATCACGCCGAGGCCCGCGTCCTGATCCGAGAAGTCGATCCGCGTGCGCAGGGTCACGCTGCCCTGGCCGTGTATCAATATCCAGTCATGTGCGAACCAGTGAACGGTCGGACGCACGCGGCCCTGACCCGTGATCTGCACCTGGACGCCGAGCGTGAACATCAGGTGCTGCACCTGCACGCCGCCGTGGGCCGCGATCCGGACGCTGGCGCCGTAGGCCGGGGCGGTGCTCACGCCGACGCTGCCGTGCGCCGCGATGGACACGCTGGCGTGCTCGACCTTCGTGGCCGCCGCCTGCACGCTGCCTTGGCCGCTGATATGCACCGTGCCGACCATGGGCGCGGGCTTGACGCTGACTGCGCCCGCACCCTGCACGCGCACGGCGGCGGATTGCGTGAGCCTGCCGCGCGCGATCAGCGTGCCCTGCCCTTGCAGGAGAGGATCAGCGAAACGGATGCTCCACGCGGTCAGCGTCACCGCGCCTTGGCCCGCGATTAGCACGCTGCCCTGAGCCACGCGGATGACGCTGGAAGCCACTGCGACAGCGCCCTGGGCGGCGATCCGGGCCACGCCGGTCACGGGCGCGGGATGCACCGTGACGGCCCCCGCGCCCGCGATGCGCACGCTCGCGGTCCACTCCTCCTCGTACTGCGCGGCGGCGTGCACGGCGCCGGTGGCGCTCATGGGCACGACGCTCGCGAACCAGTGCTGCGGGACGGTGGCGTTGACGTTGACCGTGCCTGCGGCGGTGATCGGGAATGCCGCGCCCGCCGGATAGGTCCTCGGCGCGTAAGCCTGGATGCCGATACTGCCGTGGCCGGCCACGGGGATGACCGCCCCCGCGTCGTAGGTCTTGGGCGCGTATGCCTGCACGCCGACGCTGCCCTGGACTGTGATGGGCAACACGACGCCATAGTAGAGATAGTCCTTGATACTACCGGCTACCGCGTAGCCTTGCCCGTTGATGGGGTAGGTGCCGGCGAGGCAGCGCGCGACCGCCTGCACGCTCACGCCGCCGGCTGCGCTGAGTTGCAGCGGCAGGGTGAACTGGACGCGGTCCGCCCGCACGCCGACGCTTCCCTGGCCGGGGACTGTGCTGACGCCCAGGGCGGTGATGTTGGCGCTGACTTGCACATTGCCGGTTGCGCCTGCCGGGATGACGCTGACCGGAAGGTAGCTGACCGCCTGCACCGCGACGCTCCCCTGGCCGACGATCACGGCGGGAGCATAAGCGCCGAAGATGGCCCCCACGCTGACGCTGACGGTCCCCGCGCCGTTGATGTTCAGGTAGACCTGCCCGGGGATCAGGCCGCCACCCACGCAGGAACCTACGCCGTTGATCTGGATGCTGGGCGCGGCGATCAGGAAGGCGCTTGCGGAACAGGCCCCTGCGGCGGACATCGCCGCGCCTGCCTGCCGTAGACTGCTCGCCGCAGCCGTGACCGCGCCCTGCGCGGACATTGTGACGACCGAGCCGAACACCAGCCGCTGCGCGGCAGCCGCGACGCTGCCGGTGCCAGCGATGGCGGGCACAGTGATGAAACTCCTGGTATTGACGCCGACCGTGACCGCGCCCGTGCCCTGGATCAGCAAGGCACTCGGCAGCGACGGCGCGGCGTTGACCGGAACGCTGCCCGTGGCGCTCATGCCGATGACGCTCGCCGGGAGGATCAATCCCGTGCCGATGCCGACCGCGCCTGCGGCGCTGATAGTTGCCGGGTTCACCGACCAGCGCTGCGCGGCGCTGGCAGTGACATTCCCCAACCCGCTGATCGTGCTGCCGGCGGGGTAGGCGAAATACTGGAAGCTGGAAGCGCCGACGCTCCCGGTCCCGGCGATGCTCGTGCCGGCAACGAGGTTGCGGCTGGCACCAGCCGTGACGTTCCCTTGCGCGGTGATGGTATTCACGGAGGCCAGCAGGAAGGCACTCGGCGTGATGGTGACACTGCCCAGGCCGGACACGGTAGCGCCCGCCTGCCCGGGCACGTTGGCGACGGCGCTGACGCTGACAGTGCCTTGCCCCGTGACAGTGACGCTGCCCTGTGCGAGCACGTATTGCACCGCCTGCGCCGTGACGCCGCCCTGCGCGGAAAGTATGATCGGAACGGCGGCGAAGATGAGCGGCGCGCTGACACTGACAGCGCCGGTCACTGTCAGCGGGATGACTGCTGACACCAGCTTCTCGGCGCCCGTGACGCTCACGGTTCCCGCCGCGCTCAGCATGGGTATCTGTGCGGCCAGGATGCGTGCAGCGTTGACGCTGACGCTGCCGGTGGCAGACAGCGTGCCGGGAGATGCCACCATGCCCAGCGTGTCGATCGCGGTGAGCGTGGCGGTACCGGTGATGAGCGCGGTCTGGTTCGCCACCAGCCCGGACAGCACGGTCAACGCCGCGCCCGCGCTGATAAGGGCGCTCTGGTTCGCCACCAGCCCGTTGAGGACCTCTAACGCACGGACGCCATATCCCGTAGTCCCCGCCGGCGGATAGAAGGCGGAAGTGACGGACACCGCTTCCAGTTGCGGGCCGGCCAATCGGAACGTGATGTCGATAGGTTGGTTCTGCGTGAAATTGATGCCGAAAGTCGGGACGCAGATGGTGGAATTCGCCGGAGCGATCGTGTTGTTGACGTAGCGGGTGAGCGTGGCGGTCGGCTGGAAATACGAGTTGATAACCTGAAAACTGTAGCGGAGTGAAACCACGGCGGTGGTGATGTTGGTCATCGACCCCGCCGTCATCGCGCACCAGAGGCTCTCCACCCAGGCATCCCCGGCCACCACCGGGCAGTTGCCGCCCTGCGGCCCGAAATAAAGGATGAAGTAAGTGTTGGCGGTGTCGGTGCCGAACACCCGGAAGTCGAGATAAGGCAGGTTGATGGTCGGGTCGATGCCGGAGCCGATGACCTGATAGGAGAGGCCGGTCGAGGTTGCCGTGCTCCATCCCGTAGGCCACGCCCCGCCCGATCCGATCACGCCGACGACCGCGTTGTTGGCCGCCGGGTTGATCGCAAAGTTCTGCTTGCCCGCACCCGCATTGCCGATGAAAGCGGTGATGTCGGGCGGCGTGACGCCGTAGGCGATCGGGAACGACAGCGCCTCGATCCCGCGTGAAGAGAACCCGGGCACGCCCACGGGCGGCAGGATGAGGCTGCTGGCGCCGTTGCCCAGTTCCAGCTGGGGTCCGGCAACGCGCAGCGTGATGTCGTAAGGCTGGTTGGAGACGATAGTCAGGCCGAGCGCCGCCTGCGCCGCCGTGGCGCTCGCCCCGATGAACGGGCAGAAGGCGGAATAGCGGGTCAGCGTGGCGGTCGGGGTGAAGTAACCCACGTTGAAGGTGCCGCTGGGGTAGCAGCGCACCTGGACGTTGACGTTGGTGATGTTGGTCAGCGATCCAGCGAGTAGGGCGCAGTAGACGCTGGCGGTCCAAGTATCCGTCGGTTGCGACGAGGCGGTGAGGTAGCCGTCGAAGTAAAGTATTTGATAATAGCCGGTGCCGCTGAGATTGCCGTAGAAACGCACGTCCACGTAGGGTACCGCGCCGCCGGTGCTCATGTCGATGCCGGTGCCGATGATCTGCACGTTGCCGCCGGCGAGCGTGGCGACCAGCCAGTCAGTCGGCAACGTGCCACCTGATCCGACCACGCCCGCGACCGCGCCTTCCGCGCGCGGGTTGCGCACGAAGTTGGTCTTGCCCACGCTGCCCGTGATGAGCGCGTTCTGATTGGCGGCCAGACCGTTGAGCACTTCCAGCGCGCGGGTGGAAAACCCCGTGGTGCCCGGGGGCGGCAGGATAGCGCTGCTGACGCTCGTGTGCTCCAGCTGCGGCGCGGCGATACGCAGCGTGATATCAATGGGATTGCCCGTCAGCGTCTGCGGCGCCCAGAGCGCGAAGCTGACGCCGATGGCGCTGGGGCCGAGGGTAGCGAGGCTGGAGTAGCGGGTCAGCGTCGCGGTCGGCGTGACCGGCGCGTCGTTGGCACCGCCCGCGTAGCGCGTGCTGACGTAGATCGTAGTCAGGTTGGCCATCGAGCCGGCGGTCATCGCCAGCCATACGCTGCCCGCCCAGTTCTCCGTGGGCGCTGCGGTGACGCCGGAGAAGGACAGGTAGATCAGCCAGAAGCCGTTGCTGCCGTCATTGCCGTAGATGCGCACGTCCACGTAGGGCAGCGCGTTCCCGGTGCTGGTGTCCGTGCCGGTGCCGACGATCTGGTAGGAGAGCAGAGATGCACTGGTTGACCAGCCTGTGGGCCACACGCCACCGACGCCGATTATGCCCGTGACCGCGCCGACCCCGAGCGGGTTGGCGATGTAGTTGGTTTTCCCGCCGCCGCCCAGGAACGCCGCAGGTAGCTGATTGTTCAGCAGCCCCGAGAGTGCGGTGACGTTACCGGAAGCCTGAATGTACTCGACGATGTTGGGCGGCGCGATGCCGTAACGTATGAGGTCACCTTGCGCATTGAACAGGCCCGCGCCGGAAAACCGGGCGCTGTCATACCCGGTCAGGTAAGACAGCGCCTCGATGGCCGCGCCCGCCAGAATAAGCGCGTTCTGGTTGGCAACTAACCCGGAAAGCGCCTCCAACGGACGCACCGCAAAGGCGATCGTACCTGCGGGCGGATACATCGGGGAGGAAAGCGAAACGCGCTCCAACTGCGGGGCCGCCAGCCGCACCGTGATGTCGATAGGCGCGTTCCGAATGATGGTGCCGGCGAAGCACGGCACTATGATCGTGTTGTTGGCGAGGATGGTGGCGTTCTGGACGTAACGGGTGAGCGTGGCGGTCGGAGTGAAGATATTACTCGGAGCGTTGACGTTGCCGCGTATGTTGACAGCAAGGTTCGTGATGTTAGTCATCGACCCGGCGGTCATTGAACAGTAAAAACTCTCCGTCCACAGGTCGCCCGCCACCACCGGGCAGGTGCCGGCCACCGCCCCGAAATAGATGATGAAGTAGTTGTTAGCGGTATTGGTGCCGTAAATCCGGATGTCGATATAGGGCAGATTGATGGTCGGGTCCGTGCCGGTGCCGATGATCTGGAAGCTCAGGCCCGGAGAACTGGCGTTGCTCCACCCCGTAGGATATGCACCGCCGGAACCGATGACGCCGTTCACCGCGCCGATGAAATAAGGGTTGGCGACCCAGTTCTGTTTCCCTGCCCCCGCCGCGATGTAAGGCACGCTGTTCGGCGGGACCTCCGCCGGGATCGGCCAGGACAGCGCCTCTAACGGGCGGGTGGCGCGCGCGGGTGACCCTGCGGGAGGTAAGATGATACTGCTCGCGCCCGCGCCCGGTTCCAACTGCGGGCAGGCGAACCGGATGGTGTAGTCGATCGCGGAGTTGAGCGGCGAGTTGATCTCGACGGCGGCAACCGCGCCGCCGGCAACCCACGGCGCGGCGTTGTTGGACGCGGTGAACGTGTAGCGCGTGAGCGTCGCAGTCGGCGTGAACGGAACATAAGCGACGCCGCCGGTCCCCGCGTAGCGGATTTGCAGCCAGGAACTGGTGACGTTGGTGAGCGTGCCGCCGACCAGCGCCATCCAGGCGCTCACGGTATAGGTGTCGTTCGACTGCGCCGGCGCCCCGTTGGTGTCGAAGTAGAACGCCACGTAGCCGGTCGAGGAGTTCGCGCCGGAGACGCGGATGTCGATGTAGGGCAGCGCCAGCCCGGTGCTGGTGTCCGTGCCGGTGCCGATGACCTGGAGGGTAGCGCCGCCGAGAACGCTGTTGCCCCAGCCGAGGGTCGGGAGCGCGCCGCCTGAACCGACCACGCCGACGACCGCGCCTTCCGCGCGCGGGTTGCTGATGAAGTTGGTTACGCCTGCGCCCGTGCCGACCTGCGCCGTGCCGGTCTGGGTCGCGAGCGGAGTTACTTCCGGCGGCGGACCGATGCCGCCGCCACCCCTGATGACAGCGGAGGCGTAGACGACGGCCATGGGGGGACGGCTCTCTCTAGCTGAGCACGATGATCAGGTTGCCCGGGCTGACCACCAGCACGTCGCCGGGGTTCATGGCGCGCGCGGAACTGAACGTCCCGTACCACCACATGTTACCGGAGCCGCTGATCGTATTGTCCCAGATTTGCAGCCCTGACACGGTGACCGACGAGGACGCTGGACCCCAGGTCATGCCGTTGGCATTGGAAATGCTACCGGCGGGCGAGGCTGCGGCGTTCATGGTCAGCGCCTGCCGGGTGAAGCCCGAGGCGGTGGCGATCTCTGAGCCGCTCACCGAGGTGGGCACGCCGATGCTCACGCCCACCGCCCAGGTGGTCGGGCGCGTGACCGCCGTGGCGTCCAGCGCCCAGTCGAGCATCGCCTTCTGCGCGTAAACCGCAATTCCGGCCATGGTGCTTACTCCTTCATCTGGAAAGCCAGCAGCCGCTTGCAGAAAGCGATGAGGTCAGCATCGGTGCCCATCAGCTTCGCGGCGTTAGCTTGATAGGTGACAAGCCGGACATTGCCGGGATGATAGCCGATGGCCGGGTCGATGCGATCCACGGACACGGAGTGGATGCTCGCCTTGCCGTTGCGGAGTTGCATCTCCTGTCCGGTCAGCGCACAGCGTCCGTCCTGCGCATGCCAAAGCTCGCGTAGCTCTAAGCCGGTAATCGTGCTGCCGGGCATTTTCTTGCGACGCCACTTGCCATTAGCGTCCCGTTGACCACGCACACCATCGGCCTTGCGCAGCCGGCCTGATGTTGTATTGGACCACATATAGATGCGTCCCTTCGCGGTAGCGCGAAACCGCTGGCGAACTTCCTGCCATTTCTCAGGATGTCGTTGACGCCATAGCTCGGATTTCCTTGCGTTATAAGCACGCACCTCATCCGGTGTCCGCATAATCCACCCCATTGTTACGGGATGGATTATAATCGGTAATAAACCTCACGTCAAACATCGTTACGATATCACTATGAGCAAGTTGCCAGGATTGATGACCAGACTGTCCCCAGGGTTGAGCGTGCGCGCCACGCTGAGCGTGCCGAACCAGAGGTAACTCCCGCCCGTGATCGCTGACGTGTTCCACACCTGGATGCCCGACACGGTGGCGCTGGAGGAGAAGGGTCCGTAGGAAAGCGTGTTGGCATTGCTTGCGCTGCCTGCTGGCGACGCCGCCGCCGGGAACGTGCAGGTAGCGCGGTTGGCACCCAGGCCGGTAGCGATCTCATAGGCGCTGGCCGTGGTGGGCGCGGTGTTGGTTGCCAACCCGACCGACCACGAGCCGATCACGGGTTGCGTGCCGTTGAGCGTGTAGTTGAGCATAGCCGCAGCCGCGTACGGCGTGATACCAGCCATCGTTGGTGTCTCCTTTGAAGGATGAGAGAGGAAGGCTACTCAGCGGCGAGGGGAAGCGTCGCCCGCTTTTCGGTGGAAAGGCCGCGCTCGACCGCCGCGAAGACGGCCTCGTGGCTGATGTCAGCCATGCAGGCCGCTGACGGCATCACGTCATCCGGCCCTTTCCTGCATGTCGATGGATCATCGTGCAGCCGGTGACACGGCCAGCAAGACACCCGCTCCGGGTCGGCATGCAACGTCTCGGTGTTGCGCCAGTGCTTGGTGATGTTGTCCACGCTGGCGTGGCTGACCAGCACCACCTTCGGTATCCTGTGCATAGCCACGCCCCAGGCGAGGCCGGTGTCGGGAGTGAGCACGAGGTCGCAAAGACGTAACGTCGTCAGTGCGCGCCTGATCGGCCATTCGGCTTTGCCCTTGACCGTGATCGCCGCATGGATGTGGTCCAGCGTTCCGCGCCAGAGCTTCACGAAGTCCTGGACGTGCTCGGCGATGAGAAGGTCGCGCTCGCCGTCGCCGAACAGGACGATTGCTACCGGCAGGCGTTCCAGCATCCGCGCGCAGAGCAGGGGGAGGAACGGCCACGACTTGTCGATGCGGCTGCCGCTGATCGGGATGCCGATGACCTTGCGGAGAGGGTGCCCGGTTTCGTTGCTGTGCGGCGCGACCTTTTCCAGCGTCTCTGCCGCCTTGTCCATTTCCGCGTCGGTTGGATAGAAGCGCGGACCCTCCGTGAAGTCGTGCTCCACGCCGCAGAGGTCGTGGATGTATTCCAGGTAGTTGTGCCCGCATATCCGCCTGCGGAACGCTTCCGGCCACCAGAACGCGGTTTCGTTCTTGAACAGCGCCAGCTTGGTTTCCAGGCTGTGCGATAGGTTCACGCAGAAATCGTATTCCTTGGCGCGCTCCGCGAAATACTGCTGCCACGCATCGCCGGGAGGGATGTCGCCCTGTTTCTTGACGATCAGCCTTCCCGTGATGTGCCGGTTGTTCTCGAAGACGCAGTGCTGCGGGTCCTGCGCCATCACGTCCACAGTGTACTCGCGCGCCAGCAAGGGCAGCACCGATGACGCGATCAGGTTGTCTCCGATGCCGCCCAGGCGGATGACGAGGGCGCGCTTCACCCGGCGGTGCTGCCGGTGCCCTGGATGATGATCGGCTCGTCGATGATATGCACGCGCGGAGCCGGAGGCGGCTCCGGTTGCGGTTCCGGAGGCGGTGGCGGATCAGAAATAGATGCCGGTTCCGTCGTCCCCGGCTGCTTGGGTTTGCCAGTCATACCGATGTCCTTCTCCATTTCCGGAAGTAAGCGCCGGGAGAGCACAAGGCCGCCGGCATTTCTTCCTCGGTTTCCAATGCAAAGCCGTAGCCCGCGATGACCGACGGGAGCGGAACGCCGTCGTCGGCCCATCCGGTTCCCTCGCTGTTGCGGATGGGGACGCACCGGTTGCTGCGGTCTAGCGTCCAGAACAGCGATTTGGAAGGCAGCGCCAAACCGAGCAGCCGCAGCGTGTGCAACAGGTCGGGCAGGATCATGTGCTGCAAAGCCCAGAAGGCGATGGCAGTGGAGGCGGTCATTCCCGCCTCGACCAGTTGGTGGAACATGGTCGGGCTGATCGCAGCGAAGTTTGACCGGTCCACGTTCTGTGTCGCCAGCAGCCGCATCGACGTAGAGATGTCCACTCCGATCATCGGGCAGTGAAGCTGCGCCGCGATGCGCCCGACACCGCAGCCAATGTCCAGGATCAGGCTGGTGTCCTCGAAATCCAGCCGCTCCATCAGCCAGTCCGTCTCCTGCACCCAGCGCTCCGAGGTGCCGAGACCGGCTTCCGGCATGAGGATGATCTTCTGCGCAGCCTCCATCGTTGACTGCTCAAAGATGCTGGGATCATAGCGCGTGTCGTTCAAGTGGTGTTGTCCGTGGCGAAGCCGTAGCCCACCAGCAGGTCGATCACCGATTGCAGCGCGGTGCCGTCAGTGAGCGAGCCGATGATTTCCACCGGCGTAGCAGGCGGGACCATGCCGAACAAGCTCAGGCCGTTGGTGACCGCCAGGCCGCCCGCGATGGCTACGTCGGTGGAGAAGTTCGCGGGCCGCAGGAACAACAGCATCTTCGTGTCACGGGTGACTTCCATGATCGGCGTGTAGACGCCGGTATCACCGATGGCGGAGAGGCGGAAATTGTTCCCGCTGTCGCTGCCCGCCATGTGCGTGTCGTCCGTGCCGAGCAGCCAGTTGGGCGCTCCCAGCGTGGAGATGAGCAGTCCATGTGGCGTGGCGTCGGCGCCGTCAGTCCCGAAGTCGGTCGTGGTGAAGGTGCCGGTCACGGTCAGCGACCCGCTGATGGTGCCGCCGCCGATCGAGAGCACGGGCAGCCACGCCGCGCTGCCACGGCCATAGATCAGCCCGTCGGTAGGGGCTTCCGGCACGCCGGGGGATTTTATCATCACGTTGAGGGACCCGTCCGGGTTGATGGCGAGCTTGTTGATCGTGCCGTCGCCGCCCACGATCACATGCGACTGCACCGTGTTGCCGTTCTGGTCCAGCGACGCCGCCGTACGGATGGGAGCGCCGAAGGCGTCACGGATGGCAAGTTGCGTGTCGGACATAGTGCACCTCCCGCGCTACGGGTTGACCGCGCCCCGGTACTGGGAGTTCATGGGATGGGAATAATCCAGCGCCGGTTGGTCGGGCTGGCTGAGTGTCTTGCCTACGTCCGCCACGGCCCAGGCTCCGGTGTCGGACTGCGCCACGAACGTCGCGCCTGCGAGGTCGAAGATCGGCAGTATCCGCTCCCACTGCGCCCGGTATTCCACGCGGATGTCCACGCGGTTGATCCACTGGTTGTTCACCAACTCCGGGATGCGCGCAAGGTCATGCACGGTGCGGAGCTTCAACCCTACCTCACTCAGCGGCTCGTAGTTCTGCGGCACGTATAGGCCGTCACGCAGCGCGGAGGAGTAATATTCACAGTCCGGACCATAGAAGGATACAACGACGGTCAGGGTGGCGTGGCGGGACATGACGGAATAACCGGGCGCGGGCTGCCCTGGGTAGGTCACGCCTCCGATATGCTCCAGGTAGGGAAATTCATCCGCTTCGATCATGGTAGAGCCTAGCGAGCACCACGAGACGCTTGCGTCGGGTTGCGCCGGGGGCATCGGCTGCCAGCGCGGGCGCACGAGGTCTCCCGGCAGGCCGGTCAAAGCCGCGATCTGCCCTTGCAGGGCCGCCTGGATCGCGTCCGCACCCGGCGGCACGCCTTGGACAATGACGGGCGCGATGTAGCCGCCGGTGGAGGAATTGAGGTTACCCGGCATTCTTGTGCGCCCGCATCCAGAACAGCATTTCGTCCGCCTTGGTCAGCGCCATGGACAGTTCGCGGGTGTGCGGCTGGCCGCGCGTCAGGTGCTCGACAGTGAGATCGACCGTGTTGCGCAGTGCGTCGATCTCGTCCTGATCGTGAGCGTGGCGTATCTCCCCGGCGCGGCGGCGCATCTCATCGAGCGGGACGGGGTCTAGATCATTCATGGATCATACCGGGGAGGCGGACAGCGCCAGCGCGGGGTTCGCCGCTGCCCAGTC